CAGCCAAGACGGCGGTCAAGCACGCCCAGCTATCAGCCCTCGGCATCCTCCCGCGCGAGCCCGCCTGATCCGGCGGACCGCCCGTTCCCCTCGTCGCGCATTCGCGCGTTAGCCCTCATTTCCCGGAGTTCCCCATGACCATCACACGCAACCCGTTTGACGCGGGCGGCTATTCGCTCGCCGAGATGACGCAGGCCATCAACATCCTGCCGAACCTCTACACCCGCCTCGGCCAGATCGGCCTCTTCCGCTTTGAAGGCGTCACTCAACGCTCAGTCGTCATCGAACAGCGTGAGGGGGTCCTCAGCCTCCTGCCCTCCGTTCCACTCGGCGCGCCGGCCACCGTCGGCACGCGTGAACAGCGCTCCATGCGCAGCTTCGCCCTGCCCTGGATCCCGCATGACGATGTGATCCTGCCCGCTGATATCCAGGGCATGCCGGCACTGGGGGTCTCGGACGCAGCGGATCCGCTGGTCGAGGTGATGAACCGCAAGCTGACGCTGATGCGCCGTAAGCATGCCCAGACCCGCGAATACATGGAGATGAATGCGCTGCGCGGCATCGTGAAGGATGGCGCAGGCACGACGCTTTATGATTACTTCAGCGAATTCGGCCTGGAAAAGATCTCGGTCGACTTTGTCTTCGGTACAGCTGGCACCAACGTGCAGAGCAAAGTCCGAACGGTCCTGCGCGGGATCGAGGACAACCTCCTGGGCGAGACCATGACCACAGCGCATGCGTTGGTGAGCTCGGAGTTTTTCGACAAGCTGATCAGCCACCCGAAGACTGAAGAGGCCTATAAGTTCTTCTCGGCAACCGGCGGCCAGCCCCTGCGCGAGGACATGCGCCGCGCCTTCCCCTTCGCGGGCATCCTCTTCGAGGAGTACAACGGCTCGGTCACCCTCTCAAACGGCACGTCGGAACGCCTGATCCCCGCGGGCGAAGGAATCGCCTTCCCCCTTGGGACCTTCGACACTTTTACCACTTATGGCGGCCCGGCGAACCTTCTGGAAACCGCCAACACTGTAGGCTTACCGCTTTACGCACGCCAGATGATGGACACCAAGGGGCGCTGGATCGATCTCATGACTGAGGGTTCCATCCTACCGGTGAATAAACGGCCCCGGCTCGCCATTCGTCTCTTCAGCTCGAACTGAGGCATGGGAGCGGTGACAGCGTTTGCCGGGGCCCTTGATCTGCTCTTTGCTGATCGCAACCTTGCCCAAGAGGCGTGGCATCGCGACGGCGAAGGGCAGTTCACACGGGTCCGCATCATCATGCGCCGTAATGATGATGTGACCACGTTCGGGGCCGCGCGCCTGGTGTCAGAGACCATGCGCTTTGATGTGCGCATCTCGGAACTCCCCGCGCCCCGCCCTGATGAGCAGATCCTCATCGGTGACGAAACCTTCCTGATCCAAGGCGAGCCGATCCGCGATCGCGAGCGCTTGATCTGGACTGTAACGACATCACCGGCGTGAAACATGAAACCACTTTCCCCGGGACAACATCAATCGTCATCTGCAGCTGCTTCAAGAAGCTCTCTAACTTTTTCAAAGGCATCCGGGGCGTCGTTTGAGCCCGATGACCTCAGCTTTAGCTGGGGAGTATTGATCTTCAACGACCAGGAAAATCCATCACAAACTTCGAGATTATCGTAATGCTTTCGCCATTCTGAAACACCGATGCCTTGGAGCGATCGGATTACGACTTCCCATTTTGGGTTCTGTGGCGTGAGCACGATTGGCTCTTTGAGAAGCCCAGGCATGAAATTCAATTCAAATACAATGTAAGGGGGCTGCATCCGTGGCTCCAAAGGGTTTTTCCTTGGGAAAGCTTAAACTCCCCATGCACTCACGCAACAACGCAAGTGTTTCACCATGCAAACGCGCTCCTACAGGCTCTAATGAAACTCGACCTCTCAGTGACGGGCGACATCGTCAACGCGATGCGCGCCGAAATCATCGCTGGCGAAAAGGCCGTTACAGCTTCCATGCGTGCGGCGGGCAAAGATCTCAAATCCAACTGGCGCGCCCAGATCACGAGCGCCCGCCTCGGCCAGCGGCTTGCCAACACGATCAGGTCCAAGACCTATCCCGCTGCGGGCGAAAGCCTCGAGGCGGCCGCGCTCATTTGGTCCAACGCACCCCAGATCATCGGGGCGCATGACACTGGCCCCCTGATCAGGTCAAAAGACGGGTTCTGGCTTGCTATCCCAATGCCCGCAGCCGGCAAGGGCACGCGCGGCAAAGCGCTCACCCCCGGCGAATGGGAGAGGCGGCGCGGACTACGTCTGCGGTTTGTCTATCGGCGCCGGGGGGCGAGCTTGCTCGTGGCGGACGGTCGGTTGAACAACCGCGGCCTCGGCGTGGCGTCGCGGTCCAAAACGGGCCGTGGGCGCAGCACGGTGCCAATCTTTCTGCTCGTGCCGCAGGTGAAGCTCTCGAAAAGGCTCAATCTGGCGCGCGACGCAGATCGTGCGCAGGCAGCAATACCGGGGTTAATTGTTGCAAACTGGGTTGAGGCAAAACTATGAGTGCGCGCGAAACCATCCTCACCGCCTTGGCAGACCTGCTCGGGACTATCCCGCATGTGCCAGTTCTACGCAGCGAGGTTCTGCCAGAACGCATCCCGCCCGCAGGGTTGATGATCCTGCGTGATGGCAACCCGGGCGAAGCGGGCGTGACATTGTCGCCGCTGACGTATCACTATCAGCATCGCGCCGAACTTGAGGTGATCGTACAATCAACAACGGATCGAGACGCCCTTTTCGACACACTTGTCGCTCAGATTGGCGCCGTGATCGCCGCAGATAGGACGTTACAGGGGATCTGCGACTGGGTTGAGGCTGAGGCGCCTGAGCCGGTGGATCTTGCCGTCGAGGGCGCGGCAAGCCTAAAGGCCGCGATCATACCTGTGGTGCTTCACTACGCGATGGCTGATCCGCTGGCTTAAAGCTTGAAGGTGTCGGCGTTGACCCGGGAATAGCCACCTTCGACTTGGGCGCCAGAGGCGATGTCCAATTGGTCGTAGGCAACATTGGCCATAACACGCGCACCCGTTTTGATGCTGACTTTCAAAGCATTCACTTCGCCCTGTAATTGGCCTTCGATCGTGAGCTGGCGAGCGCGAACATTGCCTTTGACGCGCGCCGTTGTGGTCAAAACCAGAGCATCAGCGGTGATGTCACCTGTCAGCTGGCCGCCGAATTCGAGAATACCATCAGAGGCAATATTGCCTTCGATGCGCAAATCTTCTGCAAAAACGGATCGTTTGCGTTCTGACGGAGTGGCGCCACCGGAAGGCGATTGTGCTTTGAGATCAGCCATGAGGGCATTCCTTTAAGTTACGTCAAGGCAGCTAGAGTTCTGCGACCGGGGGCGTCAAGTCTGGCGCGTTTTTAATCTTCCCAATTTGAGGAAAAAATACCATGGCACGAGCCCAAGGGGCGCGGGCGCAGATGGCGCTGGCGTTTGAAACGAGTTATGGCACCCCGCCGCCCCCCGATCAAAATGGGAGCGGCTTTACCAAGATGCCTTTCGCCAGCACGTCACTGGGCGCGGAGCAACCACTGCAGACCTCAGAACTGCTGGGGTACGGACGCGATCCGCAGGCACCGATCAAGGATGCGGTGACGGCGGATGGTGACGTGGTGATCCCGATTGATGCGGATGCCTTTGGCTTCTGGCTGAAGGCTGCATTTGGAGCGCCTACGACGACTGGAACTGACGCACCCTACACCCACGAGTTCCGCTCTGGAAACTGGGCGCTGCCGTCGTTCTCGGTCGAGACCGGGATGCCAGAGGTGCCGCGATTTGCGATGTATTCCGGCTGCATAGTCGACAGCCTGAATTGGCAGATGGCGCGATCGGGTCTGCTGACGGCTACCGCGAGCATCGTGGCACAGGGCGAGGAAATCGCCACCAGCACATCCGTTGGGACGCCCGCCACTATCACGCTGAAACGCTTTGGGCATTTCAACGGGTCGATTACACGGAACGGGGCGAATATTGGCAATGTCGTGTCCGCTGACCTGACCTATGCCAACAACCTCGATCGCATCGAAACCATCCGCGCAGATGGGAAGATCGACGGTGCAGACCCGTCCATCGCCGCACTCACTGGCAATGTTGTCGTGCGTTTCGCCGATCAGATGCTGGTGACCCAGGCGATCAACGGCGAGGCTTGCGAGCTCGAATTCTCCTACACGCTTCCCACCGGCGAGAGCCTGACGCTGACGGCCCACGCTGTTTACCTGCCGCGTCCCCGGATTGAAATCTCCGGCCCGCAAGGGGTGCAGGCCACCTTCGATTGGCAGGCCGCCAGCGATCCTATCGCTGGCCGGATGTGTACCGTCACCCTAACCAATGACCGTGAGGTATACTGACCATGCTTCGCTTGAACCTCTCCACCGAACCCCAATGGCTTGATCTCGGCCATGGCGTCCGCCTGCTTGTCGAACCGCTGACCACGGCCATCATGCTGGCCGCGCGCAGCGATCCGGCGATCGTTGCCGCTGCAACCGATGCTGAAACCAGCGCCTCCAATGATGATCTCGCGCGCATCGTGGCAAAGGCCGTCGCCCGAATTGTCGTGAGAGACTGGGAGGGCGTCGGCGACGAAGACGGTGAGCCAATGGCGATCTCGCATGACGGCATCGACGCACTGCTGGAGATCTGGCCGATCTTCGAGGCGTTTCAGACCAAATACATCGCGGGCGCGCTGATCCTGGATGCGGAAAAAAACGCCTGACCGCTCTCGCCGACTGGGAGTTCGGCGGGGGCGGTGAGTATTGCACGGCATGTTCGTCTGCATGCGTGGAATGTCCGCGCACTTTGAATAAACCGCTGACCTTTGAGGGCTGGCAGGTCTGGGATCTCGTGCAGCGCCTCGGCGGACAGGTGCGCTTTGCTGGCGGCATGAGCGGCGGAGCGGTTCTTGGCTGGGATATGGGCGCTGCCCTCCAACTCGGTGCGGCCCTAGGGCTCTCGTCCCTCATCATCGCAGAGCTCTTGCCGCCCATCGAGGCGGTGATGGTGCGCAAGACAAACGAAGAGATCGAACACCACCATGGCTGAGAAAAAAGTATCCGTCCGCCTTTCCGCGACTGGCGGTCGCCAAGTGCGCGCCGAGCTGGAAGGTGTCGGCGAGGCGGGTGCGCGCGGCATGGGGCGTCTCAGCAGTGAGCTAGACCAGGCCAATGCGCGTATGGCGGCCTTTGCGCGCCGCGCGCGCATTGCAGCCACCGCCGCGGCGACTGCTTTGGCCGGCGCAGTTGTTGCGATGACCCGCTCGACCGTTGCTGCCGCCAATGAGATCAGCCAACTCAGCCAGGTGGCTAATGCAAACCCGGAGGTCTTCCAGCGCTGGTCGGCGGCCTCTGCCACAGTCGGCATTGAGCAGGAAAAGCTCGCCGATATCTTGAAGGACGTGAATGATCGCGTGGGCGACTTCCTGCAGACGGGCGGCGGCCCGATGGCGGATTTCTTTGAGAATATCGCGCCCCGCGTGGGCGTGACGGCGGACCAGTTCGCCCGGCTCTCGGGTCCCGAGGCGCTGCAACTCTATGTCGACAGCCTCGAGCGCGCAGGCGTCAGCCAACAAGAGATGACCTTTTATCTGGAGGCCATGGCCTCCGATACCACGCGCCTCATTCCGCTTTTGCAAAACGGTGGGGCGGAGATGAAGCGGCTTGGAGCAAAGGCCCAAGCCCTTGGCGCGGTGCTCGACGCCGACGCAATCGCCGCCATGCGCCGGTCGGAACTCGCGCTCGTGAGCATCGGTCAGGTCTTCACCGGCGTGCGTAATAAAATCGCCGTGGCGCTAGCCCCGTCTTTGGAGGCAGTGGCCAACGCCTTCGTGGCGCTAGCCTCTTCAACCAGCCCGATCAGTCGGGCGTTCGATGCGGTACTAGCCAATCTCGACCGGCTGGCGGTCTATGCCGGATCCTTCGCTACTTTCCTTGCCGGTCGCTGGGTCGCGGCCATGGCTGCCGCGGCCTTCTCGGTGCGGGGTTTGGCAACGACGCTGGTCGTCCTGAAAGGTGCCCTGATCCGCACCGGGATCGGTGCTCTGATCGTTGGCGCAGGCGAGTTGGTTTATTGGTTCACCCGGTTGGCCTCCGGCGCAGGCGGCTTCGGCGAGGCCATGGGCCTCTTGAAAGACGTCGCGGTCGAGGTCTGGGACCGGATCAAAATGGGCGCCAACGCGGCCGGGTCGCGCGCCACAGCCATGTTTTATGATCTCAAAGCCGATGCTGCGACCGGGATGGCTGGAGCGATCGAGAGTGTCGTCGCCTTTGGCAACACGACCGCCAACACCTTCAAGGGCGCGCTTCTTGCCGTGCGCGAGATCTGGTCGCGTCTGCCGGATGTGATCGGAGATCTGGTCTTCTCGGCGGCTAACCGCATGCTCGACGGGATCGAGGCCATGCTGAATGGTGCAATCCGCCGAATTGATGCCTTCACGGGGCGCATTCGAGATGCGCTGGCGGCTGTGGGGATCGAGACCACCTTTGGCGAAATCGGCGAAATCAGTCTCGGCGAAATTCCGAACCCGTTTGCCGGTGCTTCCGCAGATGCCGGAACGGCTGCGGCAGAGGCGTTTCGCCGAGCCTTCGAGGACAACCCGCTCAAGGCCCCTGACCTGGGCCTTGACGCCATCGCGACCGAGGCACTGGCCACTGCGAACACCTACCGTCAGGCCGCGACCGATCTCGCCAATGGCGCAACGGCTCCGCTGACCTCCTGGGGCGCGCTTCGCGATGCCGTTGCGGGCACCGGCGAAGAAGGCGCGGCGGCGCTGGATGAGGCGACTGTCTCAGCAGATCGGCTTTCGGCTGCCATGGGCCGAGCTGGTGGTGCAGCCGGGAGCGCTGGCGAACGGATCGCCACCGGGTGGCGCGCGGTCGCGGAGTCTCTTCAAGCCTATGCCACGGATGCGCTGAACTGGGGCAAAGGCCTGGGCGAAACCCTCTCCAGCGCCTTTTCTGGCGCCGAAAGCGCGTTCCGGAGTTTTGTCGAGACCGGCAAGTTCGACTTCAAAGGGCTTGTGCGCTCCATCCTAGCGGACCTTGCCGTCCTGTCGTTCAAGCGGGCTGTACTGGGGCCCATCGCCAACGCGCTCTCAGGTGCTTTTGGTGGAGGCGGCTTTGTTGCGGCTGCGGTCTCCCATGCCGGCGGCATAGTTGGGATCTCCGGCCACACGCGCTCTGTGCCTGCAGCCGTTTTTGCCGGTGCGCCGCGTATGCACAGCGGTGGGGCCGTGGGGTCGGTTGGCTCCTGGGCGGGGCTCCGTCCTGATGAAGTTCCAACGATCCTGCAGCGGGGCGAGCGGGTGCTGAACCGGCGCGAGGCGGCAAGCTATGGCTCTGGCGGCAGCACTGGCGCGGGCGTGACCGTCAATATCGACGCGCGCGGTGCACAGATGGGCGTGGCCGAGCAGATCGACGCACGTCTACGCGCGGCCATTCCCGAGATCGCGCGCATTGCGAAAGAAAGCGTGGCCGATGGCCGACGCCGGGGCCAGGTGATCTAAAATCATGGCTATTCCTGTCTTGCCGCTGACGCTCGTGTCTTCGCTCGAGCGGCGGCTGATTACGTCTGTGGCGGAGGCCCGCTCACCCTTTACTGGCACGTCCCAGATCCAAGACTGGGGGGCGTCGTGGTGGGAGTACCAGTTTGAGATGGCGGTGACCCAAGGGGCACCGGCCCGTCGGCTCTCGGCCTTCTTCACCGCTCTTGGTGGATTGCGGGGTCGGTTTCTCTTTCCAGACCCTTCTATCGAGGTGCCGGTGGGGCTGAGCACTCCTTACGTGACCGAGGCGCAGGTTGCGGGAGCCTCGACCCTTCGCACGGCAGGTTGGGGGCTTGGGCTTGGCGCAGGAGATTTCTTCCAGCTGGGTTCGGATGCCACCACGCGGCTTTATCAGTTGACGGCAGATGTAACGCCTTTGGGCAGCGAGGCCACGCTCGCCTTCGTGCCGCCGCTTAGGGCCTCAGTTCCGGTCGGTACGCTGCTCGGCCTTGATGCCCCGTCGGTTCTGTTGCGGCTAACAGCCCCGGTTCCCTCGGTCATCAGCCGCGCGGATCAGCACCGTTTTACGATCTCAGCCCGGGAGGCCCTCTGATGAGCCGCGATCTCACCTTGGCCTTCGCCACTGCGCTGGCTGATCATAGCCTACGGCCGGTCATCTTCTTCGAGGGGCAGTTCGCCACGGGCTGGGTGCGTATCTGGTCAGGTCTGGGAGAGGTCAGTTGGAACGAGCAGATCTGGGCTGGGGCTGGGTCGCTCTTGGGCCTCGGCTCGCTTGATGAAACCGGCGAGGTCGTGGCAGGAGGCACAGCCGTGTCACTGTCTGGTGTACCGCTGGACCTGGTGCAGATGGCGATCGAGGAAGCGCGTCAGGGCCTGCCGGGCAGGATCTGGCTGGGACTGCTGGCTGAGAATGGCAGCATCATCGCCGACCCGGTTCAGGCCTTCTCGGGCCGACTTGATGTTCCCGAAATCAAGGATGACGCCAATACCTGCACGATCACCATCAGCTATGAGAGCCGTCTGATCGATCTCACCGTGGCGCGCACTTGGCGCTACACGCATGAAAGCCAGCAGGTGCTGTTCCCGGGCGATCTTGGATTTGAATACGTGACCGCGATCCAGGATCGTGAGATTACTTGGGGGCGGGGATGAACTACTGCCAGAAAGCAAGAGTTGAAAGTGAAGGCCATTCAAATTCCGGCAGGTCTGACACATAATCACCAGCCTGACGCCAACTCTCAGCTGCGTTTAACTTAACCGACGCCCAAATATCTTCACGCTTAGGTAGTTTTAAGCCGCAGATTTCTGCCGCTTCCGCGTCAATTTCTTTGTCAGGATTAAAGGCTAGGTCTAATTCGTGCAGATCTTTCATTGTTTGGCAGCTATCTTTTATGTCCCAAGCAGCGACCCCAAGAATCGCAGCAATGCCCAAATAGGGTATCGACTCTGCAACAACAGAAGACGCACTGCGCGATGCCGCAATAGCAGTCCTTGTAGAGACGCGATCTGCGGTATCAGACACTGCATCTTTGATGAGATATGGCTTTCCACGATACGTAACTTTGGGCAGTTTCAATGACGCTACTTCGTCAGACAGCGACGAGATCCGCATTTCTTTAGCTTTAAGCTGATTGCGTAAATCTGTGACCGTTGACGTGGTTCCTGTCAGCACCTCGAAAGCCACGCTTGCTTTGGTGGCAATCGTACCGAAAGCTAGGATCCCAACATTCAGTGAAAGGGATGCTACGGTAAGGAGTGCCACCAGAGTGAACCATAAATGGCCTAAGACCCTAAACATTCACAATTATCCTTCCAAAAATAATGCTCATTTGAGGACTATGCTTTGAAAGTTGACCAGTGGGAACACCTTCTAGCCGAAGCCATCGATACGGCACGTGCTAAGCCCTTCGTCTGGGCCGTCCACGACTGCCCCACCTTTGCTTTTGAAACGCGCATGATCCTCACGGGCGGCGAAGATATCGCTGCTCTCTGGCGCGGACGCTACACCACTGCGCTCGGGGGGCAGCGTGTGATGCGCCGTCTCGGCTGGGTCTCACTTGAAGACATGGGGTGCGCGATCTTGGGCGCGCCACGCCCGTCTGTGCTTCTTGCGCAGCGCGGCGACCTTGTTCTCGCGGATACCGGTCTTGGCTTTGGGATCTGCACCGGCAGAGCTGCGGTCGGGATGGTGCCTGAAGGGCTTGTGAGCGTGCCGCTCACCGCCTGCCGCCTTGCTTGGTCTGTTTAGTCGACACTTGGCTTTATGGCGCAACTGCGCGGCTCAGGCCTCCCTTCCCGAGCCGCGCTAAGGGTCTTGCCGAGATCCAACGGTCACGCAGCTTGGGTACTGCTCGGTCTCCGGCCGCCCTTGTTCTTCCAGCCCTCTCCGCCTGGAAGCGCCTGACGTAGCGTTAGCCTGCTACATGACTTAGATCCTTGGTTTGTCAACGGCACGCCACGAGACCGCACTTTGACCTACGCCGAAGACGGCCCTGCAAAACCGGACACCGCCCATGCCCTTTGTCGTCTCTGCTGTTACCGCAGTTGCGGGGGCGATCAGTGCAACCTTGGCCGCAGGTGGTATTGGTGCGGCCCTTCTGCGGATTGGTGGCACGCTTTTGCTGTCCACCGCAGCGCAGGCCCTGATGCCAAAGCCGCAGACCACGATGCAGCCGCGCACTGTGACGATCCGCGAGCCGGTGGTACCACGCGATCTGGTCTATGGGCGCGCCCGCAAGGGCGGGGTCATCGTCTTCCTGCACGCCTCAGGATCAGACAATAAGTTCCTCGATCTGGTGATCGTGCTGGCCTCGCATAGGGTGAAATCCATTGGAGCGATTTACTTTGAAGGTGAAATGGCCCTCGACGCAGATGGCGAGGCCCAAGGTCGTTGGGCTGGCAAAGTTCTTGTTGAGAAGAAACTCGGCGGAGCGGACCAGACCGCTTTTGCGGGGTTGCAAGCCGACCTGCCCGACAAGTGGACGGAAGATCACCGGTTGCGGGGTTGTGCCGCGATCCAGTTGCGGCTGACCTATGATCAGGACGCCTTTCCGGGCGGGATCCCGAACATCACGGTGGATATCGAGGGCAAGAACGACATCTGGGACCCGCGGACGCAAACAGCAGGCTATTCGGAAAACCCCGCTCTTTGCTTGGCTGACTATATGGCGAACCCCACTTGGGGCATCGGCGCACGCATTGGTGAGCCGGATGGGATCGACGAGATGTCCCTCATTGAGGCAGCGAACATCTGCGACGAGACCGTTCCTCTCGCAGGCGGTGGCTCTGAGCCGCGCTATGCCTGCAATGGGGTGATCACACTCTCCGAGGTCCCAAAAACCATTATCGAGGGGATGCTCTCGTCCTTCGCTGGGCGCTGCGCTTTCTCCGCTGGGTCTTGGCGCATCCATGCAGGGGCATGGCGGGCCCCGGACGTGGCGCTGACCGCGGATCATATCCGTGAAGGTGGGCTGACCTTAGCCACGCGCGTGACCATGTCGTCGAACTTCAACGGCGTGCGGGGGCAGTTCGTCAGTCCCGAGAACGATTGGCAGCCGGATGACTTCCCGGCCTATTCAAGCGCTCTCTATGTGGCCGAGGACGGTGGCGAACAGAAATGGCGGGATATCTCTCTGCCCTTCACGATCTCGGCGGCCATGGCGCAGCGGCTTGCAAAGATCGAGCTCGAACGCGCACGTCGGCAGATGACGGTGCGCTTGTCTGGCAAACTCTCGGCCTGGGCAGCTACCGTCGGGGATGTTGTGACGCTCTCCTATGCGCGCTGGGGCTTTGCAGCCAAACCCTTTGAAGTCCATGGGGTGAGCCTGGATCTGACGGCCTCAGGCGATGGTCCGTTGTTGCTACCGGAGCTGGTGCTCCGCGAGACCTCGCCTTTGGTTTATGACTGGTCAGCTTCGGAAGAGCAGATCTACGCGGCAGCCCCACGAACAGCGCTTCCCAATGCCTATGATATTCCAGCCCCCGGCGCACCGCAGGTCACGGAAGATCTCTATGTCACGCGGGATGGCGGTGGGCTCAAAGTTCTGGCCAAGATCAGCTGGGAAGCAGCCCCTTCCGGCTTTGTGGCGGCCTATCAGTTGCAAGCGAAGCCCGCGGGTATTGCGGATTGGATCGATTATGGCCGGACGGATGGCACCACGCTGGAAATCCGCGATATCGCGCCGGGCAACTGGGCTTTCCGCGTCAAAGCCATCTCGGTTCTGGGCGTCTCCTCGCCTTGGCAGGAGACCCAAGCAGAAATCCTCGGGCTCACCGCCCCACCGGCACAGCTTGAGAATGTGACGCTGCAAACGGCGGGAGGACTTGCGATCCTTAAATGGACGCGGTCGGTGGATCCTGATGTGCGCGTTGGAGGCAATGTCGTTATCCGGCATTCGAAAGAAGCGACGGCCACCTGGGCCGATAGCTATTCGATGGACCGGGTCTCCGGCGGCGAGGCCATTGCCGTCGTGCCCTTGAAGCCTGGCACCTATCTGGTGCGCGCGGAAGATAGCGGCGGTCGCGCCGGGCCTGAAACCCGCGTCACCACCAAGGGCGCGCAGGTGCTGGCCTTCTCGACACTGGACTTTCTCCAAGCCGATCCTGGTTTTGTTGGCTCAAAAACCAACCTGCAGGTGACAGGGTCGAACCTGACGCTCGCCACGACAACCGCAAATGGTGTGACGCAGGTGACCGCGATGGAGGGGCAGTATGGCTTCGCTGCCGGGCTTGATCTTGGAGCGGTAACACGCTTGCGCCTGCGCTCGGAGATCGGCGTCGCAGCGCTGGCACTCAACGATCGGATCGATGCCCGCACCGCGCTGATGGACACCTGGGCGGATTTTGATGGGTCCGCTGGCGCAGAAATCGATGTGCTTTTTGAGATCCGCGAGACCGACGACGACCCAAGCACGTCGCCCACCTGGGGTCCCTGGGGCCGGCTCGACAACCATGAAATCGAAGCCCGCGCGGTGGAAGCGCGGGCGCATCTGACGACGAAGGACGCGTCCTACACGCCCATCGTCAGCCAATTGCGGCTCTATGCCGATGAGGTGGCCTGACGTGTTCGCTGAAATCCGACCAATGACCGCAACAGGAAAACGCTGAGATGACGCAAACCTCCAGCTTTACGATTGCCAATGATGCGGGCGCGGCTGTTCGGGCCCGCATCAATGAGGTGATTGCGGCACTGCAATCGACGAGTGCCGGGGCATCAGCGCCAACAGCGACGACGGCAGGTATGCTCTGGGCCGACACTTCGGTATCGCCGCCAGTGCTCAGGCGCAGAAACGCGACGAACACAGGCTGGGATGCGCTCTTGGATGCGGCCGGCAATCTGGCAGGGCTTGCGAACACCGCCGTGGCACGGACCAACATCGGGCTCGGGACCATGGCGACGAAATCCGCCGCCGACTATGACGCGGCGATCTCGGCGAAGGCTGCGCTCGCTGGCGCGACCTTCACCGGCGTCGTCACGGCCCCGAACTTTGTGTCCTCATCTGATGCCCGGTTGAAGGCGGAGGTCGAGACCATCGTCGACGCGCTGGCCTTGGTCAGTGCCTTGCGCGGTGTGCGCTTCACCATGGGTGGCAGCCGCCAGATCGGGGTGATTGCTCAGGAGGTCGAGGCAGTGCTGCCAGAGGTAGTGCGGGCGGATGCGCAAACCGGTCAGCTCTCAGTCGCTTATGGCAATATCACCGGTCTGCTGATTGAGGCCGTCAAAGAATTGTCTGCCCGAGTGGCAGAATTGGAGGAGGCGCGCCTATGAGCGAGAGCGGATTTATTGACACCATGAACGCGCTGTTTGGCGGCGCCGTGACCACGCTGATCGGCGCCTTTACCGGTCGGCTGATGTGGCATTCGGGTGAAGTAAAGCTCGGCAATCGCCGCTTTTTTGGCAAAGAACTCCTGTGGGAAATCCCCGTCGCCGTCGGCATGGCCCTAATTGGAGAGGCTGGCGCGCGCTACATTGGGCTGTCGCAGCCCGTCTCCACCGGGTTTGTGGCCACGCTCGCCTATCTGGGGCCACGTGGGGCGGAAGCTCTGCTGGCGGCTTGGCTTTGTCGCAAGAAGTAGCCGGCATGGGCCATTCAAGGACTTGAAGCTGCGGCTCGAAACGACCATTTGCACCCGCAAGAGGGGAAGAGAGGAGATCATGTCATGAAGACGCTCGCATCTGCTTTGACAAAGCTGCAGCAGGCCGCGGATCCAGTGGCAACCATGCGCCAATTGGTACTCGCCCATGGCGGCCATTGGTGTGATCCCGAAAACACCAAAGGCCTCTTTGAAATCCAGCTCATGGGTCTGGCGGGCATTGGCCCGTCTGTTGCCGCCGCCGTGGATGATTGGCTGATGCAGGCCAAAGACACCGTCTTTGAAGGGGCCGGTGCCGGGTGAGATCGCCCGCCTGAAACCCAAAAATCTAACACTATGATCGCAGCCGTCCCTTGGGGCGGCTGTTTGCATTTACATGGGAGCAGATCATGACACCGTTTGACATTGCCCGCAGCTACATCGGCTTGAGCGAAGGCCCAGGCCCCGCCGACAATCCCGTCATCATAGAGATGTATGCCTCAGTCGGTCATGACTGGGTGGAACATGACAGCGTCGCCTGGTGCGCAGCCTTCGTCGGGCACTGTCTCGAGCGGGCTGGGATCCGGTCTACCCGCAAGCTGACCGCGCGGTCATATCTCGACTGGGGTGTCCCGGTGGAGACCGCGGATGCCCAGCAAGGTGACATCGGTGTGATCCAGCGCGGCCGCTCAAGTTGGCAAGGCCATGTGTTCTTCATCGATCGGATTGACGGCGCTTGGGTTTGGGGTCTTGGCGGCAATCAGAATGATGCCGTGAACATCAAACGTTATCCGGTCTCAAAGCTGCTCGGAGTACGGCGTGCAGGCAATGTGGTGCCTAGCGTGACGCTGTCCGTCGAGGCGGTGCAAGGACATCTAAAAGATCTCGGCTATCATGAAGTTGGCAATATCGACGGGATTGTTGGGGCTCGCACCAGAGCGGCTATTTTGGCCTTCCGCGATGACAACAGCCTGCCGCTCGTCCCCATCATCGATGTGGCGCTGAGCGAAGCGCTAGAAAAAGCCTCTTCTCGCGAGGTTGCCCCCGCGCGTGCATCTGAGGTGCCAAAAGAAAGCCGGATCGTAACAGCATCCAATGCGCAGATCGGTCTCGGTGTCATTGGCGCGGCGGGATCGATCGGCAGCCAGATCGCGCCAGCGTTGGTCGAGGCAGAACAGGCACGCGATATGGCCGGGCGTGCGTTCTCTTTGTTCGGGCTTGAGAACATGCTTTCCAATGTCCTGCCGTGGATCGGCGCGGCTGTGTTCGTCGGCGTCGTCATCTATGCACTTCGCGCAAAAGCGGCCCGGATCGACGATCACCGCACGGGAAAAACACTATGATCCGCGTCGTCAGCGCATTGCTGGCAGGCCTTGGCCAGCGGGCTGTCTTTTACGGCGCCATTGCTTTTGCCCTTTTGAGCGCGCTCTGGATCGCCTTCCGCCAGGGCCGCCACGCTGCAGGGGCTGAGCTTTCCATTCGTAGCGCGGAAGCCCGCATTCGCGCCATGCAAACATCACAGGAGATCCGCCATGAGGTTCAAAACGCTGACCGGGCTGATCTTCAGCGTCGGGCTGACCGCTGGATGCGCGATTGAGCCGCGAGGCTTGCACGCGGATTGCGATTGGGCCGCGCCCATTCGGCCGTCGCGCCAAGATGTGCTGACGGATCGGACCCTCGCCCAGATCTTGGCCCATAATGAGCTGGGTGTAGATCTCTGCGGGTGGGCGCCATGAGTGTCGCAATCGTGGAAGGCCCTGCCATTCTCATTGGCTATGCCTACCGTCTGGATCTGGAAACCGAGGCGCCGCTGTTTGCAGAGCACGCAGAGATCATCGCACAGGTCCGCCTCAAACCTTCCGCCCCAGACGTCCTGGCGACCTTAAGGACAGAGGAGGGCACGCTGATGCGGCAAAATGATTGCCTGCTGTCGTTGATTATCCCCGCGCAAGACACTGCAAACTTGGACCCCGGCTCTGTTGTTCTGGACATGGTTCGTGTGGATGTCCGTCCCGCTCTGCCTTTGAGTTTTATCTTGGAGATCCCCGTCATGCTGCCCGTGACCCGAGGCCTGCCATGAGTGCCTGTCCTCCACAGGGCGCGCGCCCGCCCTTCCCCAGCTTGGGCCCCTGCGGATCTTCCGGCGCCGCGCCCATTAAGATCCGGATCGCTGTGGGGGCCACACGCATCCGGCTTTTGGGCGCCCCAGGTCCAGACGGCAAGCCAGGTCCTCAAGGAGACAAAGGCGATCAGGGGGATCCGGGCATCACCATTCTGCCCACAGACACACCTATCAACGGAGGCTTCTTCTAATGGCCAATACCATTCAACTCAAGCGCCGCGTCTCTGGCGTCGCCGGCGCGCCTGCCACTCTGAAATCCGGCGAGCTCGCCCACAACGAAGTCGATGACACGCTCTATGTCGGAAAAGGCGATGATGGCGCAGGCAATGCGACCTCCATTGTGTCCATGGCAGGCTCTGGCGGGTTTGTCGCCCGCGTGGGCACCCAGACAGTTGGTGGAACCAAGACCTTCTCTTTGGTGCCAAAGTCGAGCCAAGACGCGAGCGGTGGAACGGATCTCGTACGCAAGTCCCAGGTGGATGCTTTACTCTCCGTCAAAGCGCCTTTGGCTTCACCTGGGTTTAGCGGCTCTCCCACAGCACCAACCCCTGTGGCCGGCACAAACTCGACACAGATTGCAACCACAGCCTTTGTGAATGATGCCATTGTCGGCTTTGGGGCCGGCGACATGGCCCGCTCTACCTATGACAGCGATAGTGATGGTAAGGTGGATGCGGCGGAAGTGGCGGATGCGGCACCTTGGTCCGGGATTACCGGCAAGCCGACGAGCTTTGCGCCCTCAAGCCACAGTCATGCAATTGGACAGATTACGGGGCTGCAGAGCGCGCTCAACGGTAAGTCTGCATTAACATCTCCAGCTTTTGCGGGAACGCCGACGGCGCCGACCGCCTCTACTGGGACGAATACGACGCAAATTGCGACCACGGGATTTGTGGCCGCAGCGATTGCTGCGCTGATTGATGCCGCCCCCGGTGCGATGAACACGCTCAATGAATTAGCCGCAGCCCTCGGCGATGATCCGAATTTTGCAAGCTCAGTCACCAATGCGCTGGCGGGCAAACTGGCGGCAGCCTCAAACCTGTCGGATCTGCCGAACAAGGGGGCTGCGCGCTCAAACCTTGGGCTGGGGTCCATGGCAACGCAGGCTTCCAGCAGTGTCGCCATCACTGGTGGCTCGATCAACGGGATCGCACTTGATGGGGGCACGTTCTAGGCCATGACAAACACATTGCTTGTGAAACGCACCACTGTCGCCGGCCGGGTGCCAAGTACCTCTCAACTGGCCCCCGGTGAGCTGGCGATGAATGTCACCGACGGCAAACTGTTCCTAAAGCGTATCGCTGGTTCCGAAAGTGTGGTGGAATTGGGGCAGACAGGGCCGCAAGGACCGGCGGGGCCCGTGGGGGGGCGCGGGCCGATAGGTCCCAAGGGAAATACGGGGGCGACTGGCACAACAGGGCCCCAGGGGGATACTGGACCGACCGGACCGCAGGGGCCTGCAGGTCCAACAGGGCCTACGGGTTCAAAAGGAAACACCGGTGCCACCGGGCCGCAAGGCGCAACCGGCCCAACACCCGCGCATCAATGGTCTGGGACAAGTCTGCGGTTCTACACCGGGTCGACCTGGGGTGGGTATGTGAACCTCAAGGGCGCGACAGGGTCTACTGGTCCGAAGGGCAACACCGGTGCCACAGGTCCAAGGGGTCCTGAAGGCGCAACTGGTCCAGCCGGACCAACAGGCGCGCGAGGGCTTACAGGACCAACAGGAGCGACTGGCCCGGTCGGACCTCAAGGGCCCGCCGGGGCTAACGGCTCACCCGACACCGCCGCGCAAGTGCGCGACAAGCTCAAATCCGTGGATGGCTCCGGTTCGGGCATCGATGCCGATCTCTTAGACGGCAGTCACGCCAGCGCCTTTGCACGGCTTTCTGAGGCGACGTTCAGTGGGACCGTCACCGCGCCGAATTTTGTCTCCTCATCAGACGCCCGGCTGAAGTCGGACGTGGCGGTCATCAGGGATGCCTTAGTCAAAGTCCAGGCGATCAACGGGGTCACCTTCACCATGGCGGGCTCTGATGCTCGACAGATGGGTTTAATCGCGCAGCAAGTGCAGGCCGTCGCACCGGAGGCTGTGGTTGAGACCGAAGGCATTTTGCGACTGGCTTACGGCAACCTCGTCGGGCTTCTCGTCGAGGCCATCAAAGACCTCTCAGTCGAGGTCGAGCAGCTGAAAGGAACCTCACCGTGATCGAGACAGGATTGCACGTGATCTACAATACCACTGCGCGCCTTCATTACGCTGTCGATGTTCAGGAGACCTACGCCGGCATCTGTGTTTTTGAGCCATGCCAAGAGGGTCAAATCGCGCCTGACTATATTGGCGCGCTTGCTTGGCAAGACTTGAAGGAAGCCCTCGAGGAGCCGCAGGAGAACTCCAATAAGGCCGGCTTTGTCGATCTCGAGGGCAACGGCATCTTTGTGCCTGACCTGCCCGGATGCCCACATGGCGCCATCTACAAGGGTCGTTCCTACATCTTCCTCGACGGCATGGTCGGGCACGATGAGCTGACCGACTACGCCCTGATCGATATCATGACCGACAACAGTGGCTTCCCCCTGCCCTGGCGCAACCGCTTTGCGCAGTCGGCGCGCGAGAAGGTGGACTATTCCTTCCGGCACCGGGCGCGCACGCAGGCGTCAAACGCCCTTGTGATCTTCATGCCCATCGCTGGGCTATTGTCTGGGGCTCGAGTTGAGTTGCTCTGCGACCAAGACCCCATCCTGCTCAACGGGACCTCGGTCGCTGGGCGCATTGACGATGCGTCGATCCCAAACGACGGGATCTGGTTCAAGCAGTTCTACTTCCACGCAGATGCGTCAAGTGAGGCCCTTCTTACACTTCCGGCCGGTGGTCGGGCTGAAGTGCCCATTACCCTGCGCTGGAACCGAGACGGCGCGCCTTGCTCCCATGAGCTGACACTCAAACTCGAGAGCGACGCCGGCTATCTGCCGAAGCGGCGCCTAACGACCAACGCTCAGGGCCAAGGGCGTTTTACTGTCGAGGCACTTGGCCTCAGCGCAGGCGACCAGATCGCGGTTAAGCTTAACACTGAGCACTACACCGCCATCGGCAAGATCATCTTGGAGGTCGTTTGATGCACATCGAAACCACAACCGAGCTCCAGATGATCTACCCGGCCTTCGTGATGCACAAACACTGGGACATGCCCAAGGGCTTCAACGACAGGCTGTACGCACTGGCGGCCGAGGACGCGGTGGCCAACCGCATCAATGACGCGGACGACGGTCGCAACGTTGGCGACCAAACCAACCACCTCGGGCATCTGCGCCATAACTTCCTAATGGATCGGCAGGACCCGGCGATCGCTGCGCTGGCGGAGATGGTGGCGGCGGCGGTGAGAGAGTACCTGCAACTCGCCTATGGCTACGAGCACACCGGAGATATCTCCATGATGTCTGACACCTTTTGGCAGCGCCGGGCCGAAAAAGAAAACGTCGGGATCAACACCCACACGCATATCCAGACGGATATCGTCTGCACCTATTATCCGAGGGTCAAGCTGGACGCTGACTGCCCTGACACGTCCCTGCATCGCGGGGCGGTACGCTTCTACGATCCCGCAAACGTCGGCAAGCGGCTCTGGCCCTGCAACAACCCCGACGCCTATGTCGGCGGCTGGTACGCAGTCGAGCCGCGCACAGGCTCTATGATCGTCTTCGAGGGCCATGTGCCCCATGACAGCACCTATTTTGAAGGCGAAGAGCGCA